TGGCTGCAGCAATTCGCGTGGGCGAGGCCATGGGAGCCGCCCGAGTGGGACCTCAAACCGCTTGAATTCACTATCGTGCGAAAGCGTTTCTCGAGCGAGCAACGCTGGGGTAAGGGCGTGGTTCCCGATGACACCGAGGTGTTGACCGGCGGGATCGATATCGGTAAGCGTTTCGGCCACTGGATGGTCAAGGCCTGGCGTCCTGAGGGCATGTCTCAGGTGGTCGACTATGGCACCTTTGAGATTCCGTCGGACGCGATGGACGTGAAGCGAGCTATCCCGGCAGCCCTTGAGGAACTGCGGGACGAGGTGTTTTCTGCAGGATGGCCGGCGGGCACTGGCGACGTGTGGACGTGCCGCCAGGTTCTCGTGGACACCGGGTATGAGCCAGACGCTGTGCACATGTTCCTGCGACAGCCTCCTTGCGGTGCGATCTTTAGGGGCTGCCTGGGGCGTGGCGAGAGCCAACATGACAAACGGTATCGGAGCTATCGTCATCCGAAGAAGGTGACCAGCGACATCGTCTTGGTGGGCGAGCAATACTATGTCGTGCACGACCTGGAACGCGCCGCGTGGCGAATTGAGATCAATGTGGATGACTGGAAAATGTTCGAATTCGAGCGCATCCAGACCCCGAACAGCGAGCCGGGTGCAATGGTCTGGTACTGGTCTACCGATCGAAACGAGCACATCACATTGGCGAAGCACTACACGGCCGAGCATCCCGAGGAGACGTTCGAAGTCGGGAAAGGCCGGATCATCAAGTGGCACAAGAAGAAGCGAGACAACCACTACTTGGACTGCGGTGTCTATGCCTCGGTGGCTGGGCACATTTGCGGAGTCCGCGTCGGGAGACGAGAGACGAAACCAGCCGGGACGCCTGAGACGGGAGTGGTCGGGACCGTGATCACTACCCCAGACGGGCGCCCATTCCTTGCAACGGAGAGATAGTGTGATTACGCATGACGAACTGAAGAAGGTGTGTCGCGAACTGGGGCTCAACAAGGGCTCCACGGGAATTGCTGTAGCCGAGCTTGTTGCAATGGCCTTGGATCAAAACCCGGACGATCCTGTGTCCTGGCTGCAGTTTCAGGAACCTGCGTTGAAGAGCGCGTCTGTAGGTGAGCCGGTTCAGTCGTCTCCATCGCCAGCGGTTATTCCAATTCAGGAGATATCCGTTGCCGCGAATGTTGCAAGCCCAGCCAATCGCAAGGACGGCGCCAATACTCCGCGGTATTGTCCTGCGGTTCGATTGAGTCCACAAGCCGGCATCGGTCTGTTGTGGCTCCATGAAGGCCTCGTCCGGTCGCAGGCGAGAATGGGCAACGATAAGCCCGTTTCCAACACGAATCGGGCCCAGGGGGTGGCGTGGTTGCTTGAGCGGATTGGGGCGCAGGTGTGCGAGAATGGAGGCATGTAGCGGACTGTGCGCAATGTTACAACTGTTATCGATGTGACTAATGTGAATAGCCTCTAAATGTGCGTTCACACGTTATAGTCAGTGCATGTCGACACTGACCAGTTCTAGCTCGATCGACGAAATCATCGCGTCCTACGCGGACAATGCTTCGTATGAGGAGGACGGGTCCGTCACGAAGGCTCGCGCCTTTGTTACCGCGTGCCGGCTGTTGCTCCTTAAACTGCCGAAGAGCGCGTCAGTCGGCGGTGGCGATCGCGGCGGTGGCCATGAGATGGAACTGGAGCCGCGGCTCATCAAAGAAGAGTTGGCTGCGGCACAACAGTGGGTTGCTCTTAATGCGTCAACTGCCTCTGACGGCAGTACTCGGCATACGACGAGCTATTCCGATTTCACGAACTTCAGGGACTGAGAGTGACACGGTCAAAGCACCCAACGCTGGCCCAGACTTTCAGTGGCATTCGGGCCGACTACAACGCTGCGAAGACCAGTCGGTTTCGTCGTACGCGATCTGTCCCCAGTGCAGGTGCATCTGCAGACTACCACTACCGCACCGAGAGCGAATTCCTGCGCCTGATGGAGTACGCTCGAGACTTCGACCGGAACGACCAAGTTGTTGGTTCCATTGTGGACCGTGCCTGCACCGCCACCATCCAGGACGGTGTCCAGATCGATCCAGACACTGGCGACCCAAAACTCGACGCCGACATCAAGGCGCGGTGGCTCGATTGGACGACCGATCCAGACCAATGCGACTTGTCGGCTGAGCACGATTTCGCGCAGTTGCAGTGGTTGGCCTTGCGGCACTCGTTGGTTGATGGCGACATCATCCCGCTGCCAAACGCGGACTCCGGGTCTATCCAGATGGTGGAGGCGCATCGATGCCGCACCCCAAGCAACACGACGCAGAACGTGGTGCACGGCGTATTGCTCGACAAGAACACCCGCAAGAGACTGCAGTATTGGTTCACCGCGGATGATGTCAATCCCATGCGGCCGGTCACCAAAGTGTCTGGCATGCATCAGATTGATGTCCGTGATGAGTATCAGCAGCGGCGCGTTTACCACGTCTACAGCCCGAAGCGGACTACTCAGACGCGTGGCATCACGGCCTTCGCGCCGATTTTCGATATCGCTGGCATGGTGGATGACATCCAGTTCGCGAAACTCGTGCAGCAACAGATGGTAACGTGCTTCGCGATCTTTGTTGAGCGCCAGATGGGATTCAAGATCCCAGACCAAGAAGGCTCTGTCGGCAACCCCAGTTACGACACGCATGATGATGGCTCTGTCCGCAAACTGGAAGGGCTGGGACCTGGCATGATGATCAAGGGCCACCCTGGCGAGAAGTACACTATGGACTCGCCCACGGTGCCGAATCAAGAGTTCTTCACGCACATGCGGATGATGCTGCAGATCATTGGTATCAACCTGGGCATGCCGCTGATCCTGGTCTTAATGGACGCGTCCGAAACGAACTTCTCCGGTTGGCGAGGCGCTGTCGATCAAGCGCAGCAAGGTTGGCACCACAACCAGATGATGATCTACCGTAGGTTCGTGCTGCCGACGTACATCTGGAAGCTGCGGGATTGGTCCGAGAACGACCGTTCCATCAGCCGAGCCTTGTCTCGCAAAAAGAGCCTTCGTCTCTTCAACCACAAACCGCAAACGCCGTCGTGGCCGTACATCGAACCACTCAAAGATGCCTCGGCTGACTTGATGCGGACCCGCAACGCCCTGATCAGTCGCCGCCGGCAGTGTGCCGAGCGAGGCATGGATTGGAACGTCCTCTCGAGCGAGATCGTGGAGGACAACGCTGAGTTGATCATCAAGGCGCAAGAGAAGGCAGACGAACTGAACGGGAAGTTTCCGAAGCTGAATGTCACGTGGCGGGAATTGGCGTGCTTGCCGACTCCCGACGGGATGACTGTCAGCCAAGCCAACGATCTTGGTCAGGAAGAGCAACCAACACAGAAGGAGCCGGCCGGTGCAGCGTGATATTGACCTGACGCCAATCAAGCAGTTCGGCTTGAACCTGGACCAGTACTTCGGCTTGTGGGCCGTTGAGGGCGAGCGTTTTATCTCGCTTTTCGATCGGGTCGGCCAAATGAATCTCACCGCCCATGTCAGCGAAAGCCTCGAAAACGAGGCGACTGACATCGAGGCCCGGTCGATGTACCCGACGCAGAACGCCGACAAGCAGGTGATCGCGCTTATCGATATCGAGGGCACGTTGACGAAGCGGGGCTCAAGCTTCAGTTCCGCCGGTTCGTTGGTGTCGTTGAGACGTTCCGTGCAACTGGCGGCTCGCGATCCAGAAGTGGACGCCATCCTGCTTCGCATCGACAGCCCTGGAGGCACCGTCTCTGGGACGCAAGACCTGGCCGATGAAGTACGTCGGGCCGGCGACAAGAAGCCCGTGTGGGCGTTCTGCGAGGATCTGACGGCCTCTGCTGCCTACTGGGTGGCCAGCCAATGCGAAAAGGTGTTCGCGAACGCATCGACGGCCGTCATCGGTTCGATCGGAACATTCGTTGGCCTGTATGACTACAGCCAGTATGCCGAGAAGGAGGGCATTCGCGCCGTAGTGGTCAAGGCGGGCGAGTTGAAGGGAAGTGGATTCCCTGGCACCGAGATCACCGACGAGCAGGTTGCCTATTGGCAGGGAATTGTCGACGAGACGCAAGCACAATTCACCGCTGGAGTGGCTGCTGGTCGCGGTCGCTCGACGGAAGAAGTGACAAAGCAGTGGGTGACCGGGCGTGTCTATGTTGCCGAGGAAGCCCTCAGCATGGGTCTGATCGATGGCATTCAATCATTCGAGCAGACATTACAAGATCTGTCCGCAAGGGCGAAGTCGTCCAATAACAAGAGGACTTCAAGAATGAGCGACGAAAAGCTTGAAATGGCCGTTGAGAAGATCGGCCCCACAGCTGCAACCATCGGCGAATTGAAAGCTGCGTGCCCTGGAGCCGACTCTGACTTTCTGATGAGTCAGTTGGAGTCTAGTGCAACGGTGGCAACTGCCCAATCGGCATGGATTGCCGAACTGAACAATCGCAATGAAGCAGCCGAGAAGAAGGCCGCCGCGGCTGAGGAGAAGGCTGAGAAGAAGCGGTCGGGCGCACCGACTGTCGGCACCGGCCAGGAAACGGCCGCCGAAGCTACCGCCGATCCGATTGAGGCCTTTACTGAGGCCGTCAAGATCAAGGTCGAGGAAGGCCTGCAGAAGCAAGAGGCGATCTCTGCAGTCGTCCGAGAGAACCCCGATCTGCACCAGGCGTACCTGGCGGAATACAACCTCCGCAACCGCTCTAGCTGATCACCGTCCCTGCCGGGGCGATCGTTACTAATCGTTACCTCAAACTAAAAGGACTCTGACATGAGCGCAGGAATGGTGGAAACTCCTACCCGCACGTTCCAAGCCTCGGCAGCCCTGGACAAGTATCTCCGCGTCAAATTGTCATCGGGGAAATTGGCGGCTGCCGGAATCGGCGAGGGTGGGCTCGGGACTCTTGATCGCGCGGCTTTGGCTTCCGACGACTACGTCCCAGTGCGACTCTGGACGGCGCAAGGCACACGGAAGATGGTTGCCGCTGGTGCGGTGACGCAGTTTGCCAACGTGTACGCTGCCGCTTCCGGAAAGGTCGACGACACGAACTCAGGGCACTACCTTGGCATCGCGTTACAGGCGGCCACCGCCGACGACGATATCATCGAGGTGTTGCCGCTTACGGGCGGTTCGTTGACGCGTGTCGGCAACACGGCTGGTGTTGGTATCACCGGAACGGCCGCATCGTTTGTCACCAGTGTCGAGACGGTCGGAACGATGGTCAAAACATCGATTCTGATTGACCTGACCGGCTTGAACAGCGGCGGAACCGCAAATGACATCATTGGTGCCGATGGCGCTGGCGCTGCACATCTTGGCCAGATAACGGCGGCTGTCAACGGCACGATTGTTGCCGGTACGATGACCTGCCTCGAGACGCCGGCCACTGGCGACGACGACATCAATGTCTATTCGGCGACGGAAGCCACCGGCGTCGAAGATACCGCGATCGGTGATCTGACCGAAACCGCATTGTGCAACTCTGGAGATCTCACCGCTGGCACGGTCATCGGACTGGCTGCACCGGCTGCAGATCAATACCTGTACCTGACTGGAGGTACTGGCGACTCTGACGCCACGTACACGGCCGGAATTCTGCTCTTGGAATTCTGGGGCAAATAAACCGTCAACAACTGAACTGGGCCGCACGTTTCCCGTGCGGCTCTCCAGGGCTCAGAACCGGATTGATCACCGGGGAAGACAGCCCGAAATGTTGCGAGCCTTCGGGGGCTGCACAGGAGATGTGCGGCCCCTTTTTTGTGGAGCGCAACGAAAATGGGTTACCCCGATTCTTCAGTCGCAACGCTCAGACCGGAACTCGCCCAAGGTCTCGAGCAATTCAACCTGGCTATGGACCGCCAGGGGTTCATCGGGCACCGAATCTTGCCCGTTTTTGAACTTGCCGAGGCGAGCGGCATTTTCCCGAAGATCACCTTGGAGTCCCTGCTCCAGAACAAGGAGACGGTTCGTGCTCCTCGGACTGGCTACAGCCGAGGCGACTGGGACTTCACCACGGACACCTTCGCCACGCAGGAGCATGGTTGGGAAGAGCCGATCGACGACAACGAAGCGAAGATGTACAGAAACTTCTTTGACTTCGAACAGATCGCGACCCAGCGTGCTTTCGACATGGTGTTGCGTGAGCAGGAGCGTGCGATCGCGACCGCGATCTACAACACCACGACGTGGACTGGTGCCACCCTAACAACGGCGATTACGCACGAGTGGGACGACGCGACGAACGCTGTCCCGATCAGTGATATCAACGCCGCAAAGCAGAAGGTGTGGGACCTTACCGGTCTGTGGCCGAATGCCTTGGTCATCAATCGGAAGCAGTTCAACAACCTGCGGACGCTCGATGACATCAAGGACACGATCGCCTCGAGCGGTGCCGGTTATCCGACTCGTGCGACCGACATCACCCGAGAGCAGTTGGCCGCGTGCTTCGATCTGGATTACATCCTGATCGGTGGTGCTGCCAAGAACACCGCGAACGAAGGACAGACCAGAAGCCTCTCGCAGATTTGGTCCGACGAGTACGCGATGGTGTGCCGCATCGCCACCACAAACGACATGTCCGAGCCGTGCATCGGTCGCACCTTCCACTGGGGTGCGGACGGCAGCAATATCGGCGGGCACGTCGAGACGTACCGCGACGAGACGGTGCGGTCTGACATCGTCCGCTGCCGCATGCAGATCCAGAACAAGATCTTGTACGCTCAGTGCGGGCACCTCTTGTCGAACGTCACAACCTGATAGAAACACGCTCTCTCTCCCGAGCGTAGGCTGGGCTTCGGTGCCCATCGCCGGGCCCAGCCAGTTTCTATCATAGACGGAGGCTGCGGTGAGCCTATTCAACACACTGTTTGACGACATAGCATTGCCCGCCCTGGAACGACAGTTCGGCGAGACGGGCAAAGTGCCGTTCTATCGCGCAGACGGAACGTCGGCAGGCGCATTCACCGTGATGCTTGGGCCGGAGTGTGGAGAAGAGGACGACGAAGGGGTTGTGCGTGAATACGCCAGGAACATCACCATAAAGCGTCAAGCTGGCCTGCCGTTTTGGAGCCGTTCTCCAGGTCTTGGGTGGACGCTCAAGATCACCGAGGGTGGCGTGGAAGTTGCGTACGCAATAGACCGGCTTCTCGCGCGCTCCCAAGCAGATGTGACGCTTCGCATCAAACGACTTGTCGGGGCTCGCCGGGGCCAGAGCGGTGTAAGGAGAAAGTAGTTGACCACACCAAGTGGGTACATAGCAGAACCGAAACTGCGACTGGCCAAAATGATTGCGGCCAGTGCCGCATTCCGGACGCTAGTATCAGCGGCTGATGCTGATGCTGCGCTTGCGAGTATCCACTACGACGCACTGCCGGAACCTGCCGACGAGGAAACCGGCGAGTACACGCTCGCAGAACTCCAGAACTACCGCCCGTGCGCCATCGTGGCGGACGAACGGATGAACGGCTGGCGCGCCGAGCGAGTTGCCGAACAAGTTTTCCGGCCAAGCGGGATGGTCGTGTTTGAGATCTTCACCGACGCGGCCTCCAGTCACGAGGGGCAACCGACGGCCGACGCGATCGGCACCTTCATGAACACGCTGGGAGAGATCCTGGAGGACATACTTGAGGTCCAGGGTGTCGAGCCATACTTAGCGATCAAGAGCGTGCAGAAGGCGGATGGCCCTTTCTGGGGCGATCCCGATGCAGCACCAACCGAAGGTGTGTGGATCGGTGCCCAGTTCCTTGTGGAGTGGGGGCCATGAGCAAAGGCTGGAAGATCAAATACATCGGCCCGGTTCCCGGCGTGACGCTCACGCAGCGGGAGATGCTTGCCATAATCCGTGACGCATGGCATGACGTTGGCGTGCATTGGCATCGAGCGCAGCGCCCAAAGCACTTCACGCGTGCCGGGGCCCGTGAGTATGGCTACCTGCCGCGCAAAGGCGAGCCTGGTAATCCGCACCCCAAAGGATTCTGGTCCAGCTACATGGGCCGCAAGCAGCGGCTGATGCGGCATCAAAGACCACTGGAGTTCTCGGGTGAACTAAAGAACCTCTCTCGCGTCCGGCGGATCCTCACGAGCGCGACGAGCAACAAGAGCCGGTTGCGGATCCAGATGCCTGCGGCTAGGAAGGCCAATTTCCGGCACCC